GTCGTTCGGGGTTGCCTTGATCCGGACCTTCTTCTTCTTCCGGTCGATCCGGACCGCGGGGATCTGGTTGGCCACCGCACCACCGACCACCGATCCGCCGATGCCGATCGCCAACGGCTTGGCCCAGCCACCCTTGCCGGAGGCGTCCTTCTGCACGTAGGCGTGCCCCTTCTTCCGCCACCGTCGGGCGATCTCCGGGTGCTGGCTCTCCATGAAGCGCCGCTGCTTCTCGCTCTTGTACGGGATCGAACTCACCTCTTCTTCGGGGGCGGCTTCTTGGTGATCTTCTTGGCCGCGACCTTCTTTGCCGGGCTCTTCTTGGCCGTCCCGGGTGCCGGCCGACCGTACTTCTGCTTGGCCTTCAGCTGCTCAGCGGTCAGCTTCGCGTTCGTGGCAGCACTACGGTCCTTCAGCCGCATCTGCTCCTTGGTCCGCTTGTGGTCACGGTCAGACATGGTGTCGGAGAGACGCATCTTCTCCTTCTCCCGCGCGTGCGTGGCCTGGGCGATCTTCTCCTCGGTGGTCATCCGCTCCAGGTCACGACCATGCTGGGCCACAGCGTTCGGGTCCTCGGGCGGCGGCTGGTTCTGCAGGGCCATCTGCTGCTCCTGCATCGCCATCTCCTGCTCCTGAGTCGCCGGGTGTGGAGTCTGAGCATGCATCTCGGCCTGCTCCGGGGTCATCCCCTGGGCGGTCATCTCCGCCTTCTGCTTCATCCCGAGCATCTCCATCTGGCCGCCGGCGAACTCCATCGCCTGCTGCTGCTCGTACATGACCCGCTTGTACTCCACGTCCTCATCGGTCATCTCCGGGAGCCGGGCGATCTCGCGCACGTACTTCTCCAGCTCCGGGTCCGGGAACCACTGCATGCCAGCAGTGGCGGTCGCGGAGATGAACCCGGCCAGCTGGGCCAGGTCGGGCGGGTCCACGTTGGTCGGCTCGAACCGGGGCAGCTGGTCCAGCTTCCAGCCGTTGACCGCGAACAGCCGGGGCACCGCGTACCGGTTCAGGGTGTCCGCGATCGCCTTGGCAATGGCATTCAGGGCTGCCCGGAAGATCCCGGTCTTGTCGGTGTGCAGGGAGTAGGAGCCGGTGTTCTCGTGCCCGACCAGGATGAAGTCGGCCAGCACGGACATCAGGATCCGCTGCTCGTAGCGGTTGATGATGGAGTTGGTGTCGAACTGCCGAGTGCCCCCCGAGCTCATCAGCTCGAAGTCGAACAGCGGCTGCTTGGTGTCCGGGTCGTACTGGGTGGGCAGCACCAGGCCCTCGTTCTCGTCCCGGCGGACCCCGCGGACCATCTTCCGGAAGGCCTGCACGGTCTTCTCTTGAGGCGTCCCCTTCTTCGCGGTCAGGTAGTCCGCGGGCACCCTTCCTACGGGCATACCGGCCAGGTCCCGCTCCACCCCGATCGCCTCGAACTCCTCCAGCCGCTTCTTGAAGTACCAGGCCCGGTAAGCGGTCCGGAGCAGGGAGACCCCTTCGGGGTTGCCCTTGGCGATCGAGGTCCGGAACAGCAACGACTTCTCGATCGGGATCACCGTGGTCTGGTACCGAGGAGGTGCCATCTGCACCATCGCCCGGACCCCACCGGACTCATCGAAGGACCAGCGCAGCAGCGTCTCCTGGGCGCGGATCGGCATCTTCCGCCAGCCGATCAGCCCGTCCTCGTGCTTGCTCCGCTTCTTCGGGTCCTTCTGCCAGGGCCCGAGCCGGCGCTTGTAGACGATCTCGTGCCAGCTCCAGCCGTAGGGCAGCACCGAGAGCACCTCCCCGATGAAGTCGTCCCAGCTGTGGGACATGTCCTCCATGCAGCTCTCCAGGAACTCCTGGGCTTTCAGCCCCTCCTCGTCCTGGGTGGCCGGGAGCACCTTCCACTCCACCTCGCGCAGCAGCTTGTCGATGCTGAACAACATCGCGCCGACCATGGAGTCGTTGGACGACATCTCCCGGTAGACCCGGACCGCCTTGCGGCCACGCAGCGCGGGGAGGAACTCCTCATCGACATACCCGGAGACCCGCTTGACCCCGGTGACACCGAGCTCGTCCATCGGGCCGACGCGCTGCGGGATCTCGTCCCCGGCATTGTCCTCGTCCCAGGTGGAGATATCACCCTCGGGAAGTCGCACGTCTGCCATGTCTTCAGTCTCCCGGTGGTGTCACCTCACACGATCAGGTTGTACTCCTCGGCCACCTGGTCGTTCTTGTTCTGCACCGAGCCCACCGTCCAGTTCCCGGGCTTGCGCTGAGCGTCCCGGTTCTCCTTCATCTCGGTCTCGATCCAGGTCGGGTCGTTGCCTCCGACGATCACCATCGGAGAGGCCGGAATCGCACGCTTGGAGATCTGCCGCCAGACCAGGGCCATCGAACAGATCTCATCAGGCAGGTGGAACTCCTTCCCGCGCGCGTAGATCATCTCCACCGAGGCGTAGAGGTGGTGCTTGTAGAAGGTGGAGATCCGGGGCACCTGCCACCGGTCGTTCTCGATCGAGGAGATGTACTCACTCAACATGTCGTCGCGCTTGGCCCCGACCATCTGGAACCCTCGCGCCCGCCGGTCCACGTAGTCGGCCACCACCGCACCCAGGCCGGTGGCGTCGTGGATCCCCTCGGCGTTGTAGATCTTCATCAGCTTGTTGAACTCCCCGATCATCACCGGGTAGGGACGCCGGCGCATCCGCAGCCAGTACGCCACGGTGACCGGGAACCGGGTCACGTTGGCCACCGTGATCACCGTGAAGTCGTTCGACTGGGCCCAGTCCGCACCGATCACGTACTCGGCATCGGTCCTGGGCTGCTCGAACTGGTACTCCTCGTAGTCCTTGGACACCTTCTGCTTGACCGCGGTCTCGGGCAGGGAGAACATCCGCTCCACCGCGTCGGAGTCGATCGCACGGTTGCCGATCGAGGGCTCACCCAGGTCGTACTCCACCCGCCACATCTCGGCCGGGATCTCGCGCTTCTTCTCATCGATCGTCTGCTGGTCCAGCCAGCCGTCGATCGGGTTGGAGGTGTCGCGGTAGCACCAGGTGTAGATCGGGTCGTCCCGCTCCAGGAACCGCTGGAGCACCGTGAAGAAGGTCTTGTCCGGGTACTGCCAGGTGGAGCTCATCGTGGTCTGCGGCCTGATCACCTCGCCCTGCCAGTTGGTCTGTGGCATCGGCTGGCCCAGGGCGGCATCGAGGATCGGCAGGTCCATCTCGTCGATCTCGTCCAGCAGCAGCTCGGGCGGGTGCGGGCCACGAACCGACTTCTGGGAGGCGGTCAGCGGCATGATCGTGGACCCGTTGTTCAGCCTGATCCGGGTCGCGGACTCGTCCTTGATCAGGTACCGAGGAGCGTGCTCGGAGTCCCAAGCGTCACGGATCGTGTTGTGGATGTTGATCGACTGGTTCAGGGAGCCACCCACAATGTTGACATCTGCGCCCTTCACCGCGGCGATGGTCAGGCCCAGGATCGACATCAGCCGGGACTTTCCGGACAGGCCTCGAGATCCGTGGATCAAGGCTGACGAAGATCTCCCAAAGTACGCATCGGAGAACGCCTCGAAGGGCGCATTGTGCTCCGGGCACACCTTGTGCCTCGGGATCGTGATCCCCCATAGCGTCCTCACCAGCTGGTAGAGCTCATCGTTGGTGCGAGGCCCCCGGCTCAGCAGGATGGTCATCCAATGCGCCGGTAGGTCATCGAGGAGCCAGTGACCACGGTGGTGGCGTTGGTCGGGTCCGCGGTCTGCTGGCCAGTCCGGATCCCGAACACGCCGGAGGTGGTGCCGGTGTTCACCTTGATCTTCAGAATCATCCGGATGGCCGAAGCTCCGGTGGCACCGCCGGAGTTGATCGCGGAGTTGATCGAGGTAATGAACGTTCGGTTGCTCGAGGAGGTAGTGGTGGTAGCACCGGTGGCCGTGGAACCGGAGGCATCGGCGTAGAAGGTCGCCGTGGTCCCGGTCGGCCCGTAGATACCGACTCCGATCCCTGGCGTAGCACCGGCGACTCCGTTGCAGGTGTAGGCCAGCACTACCTCCACCTCGTAGGTAGCCGCGGTCTCGAAGGTCGCCTGCAGGTGCGGGTCGGGCACCAGGGCGTTGGAGTTCAGCGCCTGCACCGTGTCACTGGGCTTGGTGATGATGGTGGGCAGGTCGGAGAAGGTGAGCCGCACGTTGCCCGAGGGAGACCAGCGCTTGGCCGTGGTCACGCCGGTGTACTGGTTCGGGCCGATGTGCACATCGGTGCAGGAGCCACCACTGGTGTCACCCAGGGAGATTCCGTACCACTGGGTCGGGACCGCCTGGTCGTCACCGAGGAAGTTGCCGACCACGATCCCGCCGGTCAGCTTGCGCAGGTTGATCGCGGTCGAGGCCCAGATCCCGCCACCGTTCTGGCCACAGTTCATGATCGTGTTGCCAGAGATCGTGAGCCCCTTGATCCAGATCCCGGTGGCAATCGAGCCCACCGCGATCCCACAGTTACCAGCCCCGATGATCGTGTTCCCGGTCACCGTGCCCCGGGTGGAGTTCACCGAGATCGTGAAGCCACAGTCCCCACTGCCCTCCACGATGTTGTTGGAGATGACGAAGTGGTTGGTGTGGTGAACGCTGATCATGTCAGCGGTGCCACCACTGTCTGTTGCCTGGTGGTTGACGTAGTTGCCGAGGATCTGGTTGCCGGTGATCGTGACCCGCTCATGCCACGGGGCCACCAGCACGTCGCTCTGGACGCTGATCGGCTGCCGGTTCCCGCTCGAGGCGTACCCGGTAGAGGCGGTGGGCCCGGTGTTCGCGGCGGTCTTCGCCCAGGACAGACTGCTGGCCGTGACCGCGGTCAGGGTGTGGTTGCCGTCGAAGAGCGGGTCGATCAGGTCCACATAGATGGTCTCCCCCACCGACCACGGGTTGCCCCCGGTGATGTCGATGGTGGCGACGTTGGACACGATCTTCTTGCTGGTCACCGGGCGCGAGATCGCCCTGTGGTCGTGGATCCGGTTGCCCCGGATGATCAGGTCCTTGGAGCTGGTGGTGGCATCTCCGTCGACCGCGATCGCGGTGTTCGACCAGTCGGAGAAGTCGTTGTCCGCGAGGGTGACTCGCTGGGTGTTGCCTCGGATCTGGATGTTGCTGCGCATACCGGTGAACCGGCACTTCTCGACCAGCACGTCGGTGACCAGCGTGGTGCCGGAGGCGAAGTTGACTCCGTAGTGCGCTGCGTACTGGAACCCGGAGTCGGCAAACCACACGTCCCGGATCTTGGTTCGGGTACCGGCGTAGATGGAGCCGCTGGTCAGGATCCCTGCCGAGTCCAGGGTGAGCCCCTCGAAGGTGACATCGGTCAGCGTGGAGGCGTTGAACAGGGATGCCGTGTTGGCCCCACCCCGCTTGATCCTGACGTGCCGGTCACCGCGATAAGTGACCCCGTTGCCCAGGGTGATCGGAGTGGTGCACAGGTAGCCCTGAGTCGAGTACGGGAACTCCACGATCCCGTACCCGGCAGGCCCGGCGGCAGCCGCTGCAGCACTGGCCGAGGTGATCGCCGGAGAGCAGTTGGTCACCCCGTCCGGCACCGCGTTGAACGGCGGATCGGTGATCCGGAACACCAGCTCGCCCTTGCCGACCGGCGTGGCACCGTTGTCCGGAGTCGGGATGGTTGGCAGGGTCGGAGCAGGAACGACCCAGTGCGGGTCGTGCACCAGCCAGGACTGACCAGCCAGGCCAGTGCCGGAGAACAGTCCCCGGAAGTCGACCCCGGCCACGATCGTGCCGGAACCGATGGTGGTCCCGGTCCGTAGCGCGTAGTAGCCAACATCACCGAAGAACGGCCCAGTCCCGCGCTCACCGACATGGATCCCGGCAGCAGAGACCCACAACGCGCCACCGGTACCGGGACGGTCCACCCCGATCTGGGTCCAGGTCACGCCGTCGTTGGACCACAGGAACTTCACCACACCGGTGGCTGAG